TCACAATTTAAAGCAAAAAGTTTATTTTTTTGTTTGCTATCTTATATGTATATATAAAAAAAACCTCTCCTTTTTAGGGGAGAGGAAACCACTTTTAAAGACTAAACTTCAACAAAGATAATTGTTATAAATTAATATAACAACTATTTGTTATGGTCTTTTGCGAACAAGCCGATAAGTAAAGTACCTACGCCTGTTGCAATCTTAGCCCAATCTTTGTGAGCAACGCCATCCAATATCATTGGAATACCAGCTACTGCACCGAAGATAGTTGTCTTAATGTTCTGAAATAATGCTCTCATCGTTTTGTTTTTTGGTTTAATGTTCATAAACTTCTGCATCAACTGATTGAGCAGGTTTGTTAATCATTTCTTCTAATAACTTGTTAGATTCTTGAATCTTCTTTTGGATATACTCAAGCTGTGCTAAATAGTCATAAATCTGTGCCTTTAATTCAATAATTGTCATAAAATATATTTTGCTACAAAGATACAAAAACTATGCCAATACCAAATTAAGTTGTTCTGCTGACCAATCGTATATCCATTCGTTAATGGCTGAAGCAGGTTGATTACCCCAATTTATATAGTCTTGTCCTGCGATTGATAGATTGCCTTGTGCGATTTGTTCTCCAGCAACTTCAAGTCCTTCAGCGTCTAATACTTTAGTGTAGATAGACCAATAGTTTGTAGCATAGGATTCGTAATTATCTTGAATTCCTTGCACTTGAAAGAATTCTCCAACTTTTACTTCGCCATTTGTCCAAATGTCTTTAGGTTCAATTTGTTTCATTTTGTTTTTATTTTTAGTTTATAAACTTGTTATTGTTTCCCAAGCCGTAGTGTATACACATAGCTTATTTAATGTTGTATCGTATACTACAAGACCTGCAGCAGGTGTTGCTATTGCGTTTTTCTGAGTTGTTGTCATTCTTGGTGGGAGGAATCCACGAGTAGTTGATAATATTTCTACTTCTGCACTTTCAACGGGAGTAGTTGTTCCAAAACCACTCCTCCCCCCATTAACAAGTAATCCATAGGCTGTTCCTGATGTAGAACTTGATGATATATACATACCCACTGATGTAGCACCGGAACTATTTGCTGTTGCTATAAAATACCCCGAATATAAAATATTTGAAGTTCCTGTATTATTTGTTACTATACTATATATACCGTACCCTAATCCAGCTGCCCCATTATGTTGGTAAGTTCCCGTAAAATTAAAACCTGCATTTACATTATTGAAAGTTGCTGAACCTGTTGTTTGTGTAACAGTAAAAACAGAAGAATAACCTGTCGATACTACACTTATTGGTGTAACGTTTGTGCTTTGTAAAATTTTTAAACTATTGTTATTATAGCCTTGACTAATATCTACACAAGCACCGGCATTAGCTTGATTTAAAGTTACAAAACCTGTTGCTGCACCGGGAACGGTTAATGCACCACTCACCCTCGCTGTTCCGTTGACATCGAGTCTATACCCTGCGTCTGTAAATGTACCTCCGTTTTGGAGGAGAAGGTTGCCTGTGGAAAATATTTGTAATTTTTTAGTAGTCCCTGTTCCATTATATACTGAAAAACTACTTCCACCTCCATTACAAGAAATAGATGTTTCTTGACTACCTCCTCCATTAATATAAAGAGCAGAACCAAATGAACCAACAAGTGTTCCACTATAATAAGTATCTATTCTACCAGTATCTATTTTAGTCCTATCTGCTGCAATTGAACCAAAATATCCAACATTATTTACCGTTAAAATATTACTTATATATGTCTGACCTGTTATTCTTATTGCATAATTCGTCACCCCCGTAAACGCCCCATTGGTAAACGTAGGGTTAATATCTAACCCAACAAGTACATCGTTGTTTGCTGCTGCTACGAGAGTAGGTGTATAATATGCACCTCTTGCTATAAGTGATGCAGCAGTTGTAGAGCCTGTAACCGTTAATGCACCTGTTAGTATTGTTGTACCCGTTACCTGTAACTTCTGACCTCCATCTGTGAATGTACCTCCTATTCCTACATTACCTCCTGCATATATTCTAATCCTTTCTGTATTATTAGTACCTAATGAAAGCTGTGCATTGCTTACATTATATAAATAAGCTATTACTCCATATTGTGCTAATAGTAGTCCAACAGTTGAAGTATTACCTGTAACAGAGTTTGTTAATCTTATTTCTGAATTTGCATTAGACGATAATATATTAATAAATCTTCCTGATGCTGCATATCCAACAATAGAATTAGTTCCAATTCCTAAATTGCTATTTGCAGCATCCCAAAACAGATTATTACTCCCTGTCTGTGTATTTGTCCCATTCCAATATGCAATCTGACCACTAACACCCGTTCCTGTAATGGGATTAGTAAGAGCATTTTGTTTATTATTAAATGTAGTCCAATCAGTAGCCGAAAGATATCCATCAACTGAAGTAGTTGCTTGAGCAATACTCAAAGTTCTATTAGCTGATAAATCTCCACCACCACTTAAAGGAGAAGTTGTACTTATTGTTCTTGCAGATGTTACAGGAGTATATCCAAGTACACCTGCGATAGTATTTTTCGACCAAAGGGATGTAGAACTATTATAGAACAGTCCATCGTTGTTGGCAGGACTTTGAGCAGATACATTATGAAGTTCATCCATTTCATATCCGTTCTGAATCTTCACTCCTAATACACCAAGTGTAGGATGTGAACGTAACACAATAGCTACATAGACTAAATGAATAGGTGCATAAGGTTTAGTTGTTGTATAATATCCTGCTACCGTACCACTCAAATATAATTGCTGACCATCTGTTAAGGCACTTGTATTCAATCCTGTAACTTCCCCAACTACAACTACATAACCATTTGAATTGTTAGGTATATCATCTTGTACTACCCCATAAGTTTGTGAAGAAAGTGCATCGGTTGTGGCTAATGCTTTGGCTATTGTTGCCTTATTACCTACTGCCCCATCAATATAAACAATAGTTCCTTTAAGCATCGTAGCACCACTATTATTTCTTACCTCTTGTATTAGCTTATCTGAAGATAAGAAGGTCGGGAAGGTCGCTAAACTGCCATCCCCTCTAATATATTGTGCTGTTGTTCCTGCACCTGTAATTGTAAAAGTTCCGTTTGCAGTTAATGTAGCAGGACTAACAGAGAATCCTGATGGCACTACCATTCCTATTGAACCAATACCAACTCCAAAAATAGAAGCAATTTGAAGTAAAGTAATCTTCTTCAGTTCCCCTGTTGTAGGATCGCCTAAGACTGTTAAATCTGTTGATACTGGTGCAAGGTTTGTCGCTAACTGATTAATTTTTTTTGATTCCATATTACACAGGTATCTGACATCGGTTATTAATAGAAGATAAGGTTAAGGTTACATCAGCCTTCACACCAGCTAAAACATCAGGCTCACTTTCAACAAAAAATTCCATAGGTATATTCTCACTCACTAACCATTCATTAGCATTATCTCGAATAAAAGCAATAATATCTTGACAGATTAATAATTGGTCAGACATTACCTCAATTTCTTCAGTATTTTCAATCTGCCTATCCATAAAGTATAAACTGAATGTAAAGGTTATTTGCTTGGCTAAAATACTCACACCAGACATATTAAAAAAGAATGCTGGATATGTAACCTCACCCTGTGAAAGATGGTCAACTACATCGCCATACAATACAAATTTAATTTGTGGATGTTGACTTCCGTAATCCGTTATTTTTTTTACTATCTGATTTAATGTGTATGCCATTCTTTTTTAGATAAACTTTTAACTTTTCTTGATTCTTAATGTTTACTTCTTTACTCATTGACAACAGTTTGCGTTATCCCCTTGATACAGTTCTTTAAATGTCTTTTCTCCCTTGCAGCAACTGTTATCGCCTAAGTAAATCGAAGCTGTATAACCATCGTTTTCAGGTTTAATAGCGTCTATTCCACTTCCAAAGTTTAGATATAAAGGATATAAGACATTGTTCTGTTTTAAATACTTTATTAACCTTTGTTTATAAAATTCTGCTCTTGCCCTGTAACGATTAGCGACATCAATCATATCCTGCATTGATGGGTATTCGCTGTTATCCCCTTGCTTCCTCAATAATCCTTTGTTATAAAACTGATATGACATTCCTTGTGGTAATTCACTTAACACATAGTTAACTAATGTATCTACTACATAGTTATCAAGTAATGAAATCTCATCGCTTGTTAGGTTATTAGCTGTTATCCCTGCTTGAATTCTATTGTATAAAGCCGATCCAAGTGCTGGTAAGATATACATATCTTGAGCAGTCTTGATTTCAGGCTTAACAAGTTTATCGTCTACGTTATTGTGCAGACCTGTTCTATCCTTGATAGTATCTACTGATATAAATAATACGTTTAGGCTCATTTTATTTTCGTGTTACAATGTTTGACTTCCATTCGTGCCTACAAGATTCTGAATGTACTCCGTTTGGCTTTGTCCACCATCCACCTCTTCTATCCCAAACTGAATATCCAAGTCTTGCACTAATTGTTTCTATCTCACTTCTGCTATACATCTTGTTAGCTTGTAAAACATACTTACAGAAATCTCTGCTTGTCGTTAGGTTTGCATCACTAAATCCTGCTATCCACTCATAAGAGTAGCGAATAAGGAATGCAGTCGTTTTAGGTCTGACTTGCTCAACTATATCTGACAAAGGTTGTGTTAATGTTCTTTCAATTATTACATTTTCATCTATTCCCTTACCTATCTTGCTATTCTTTGACTTTAAAAATCCTTTATCTTCTAAATCCTTGATGATATTGTTAACTGTACTTACACTTTCTTTTAGTGTGTCTGCTATGACTTCAGGTGTAATCCTTTTATCTTTACTTATTAGATCAAGTATAGAAGATTGTAATTGTGTTACATCAGCAAATAGTTCAACATCTTGAAAGACATTCTTTTGCTTCCAAACATTAAAACCACCCTTATCTTCTCCAAATTCAGTAAATATTTTTAAGCTATCAACATCTGTAAATGCAGCAGCTTGTACAATTTCTTGTACAGGTTGTGCAGTAGGTTGATATTTGGTAATGTCTATTCCTGCCTTCTCAAGTAACCATTCTTTTGGTGCAATCTGCAATAAAGTCTGTTCACTCAATTCAATACCTACTGGCTCTGTCGGTATTATCTTTAAATCTTCAACATACCCTGCAAATCCAGCTAACATATTGAATGTAGATTCCAAGAACATTTGCTTTGAATTAACATAAGTATTCTTGAAAATCTCATATCCATCTCGCATCTCTGTTCTGCTTCCAAGCTTTCCAGCTTCAGCAATTCCGAATATCGAAGGTGTGGTAATCTGATGCCCACTAAAGATATTTACTTGAATCAGGCTATCTACCCTTGCAAAATCTTCTTTGGTTAAATCTGATGTTCCTAAATCATCTACAATAGGCTTTCTTGATGCATCGTTAACAAAAGCCAACATATACTTAATGCCATCAGCCCCAGTGTATGTATTTTTAAACTTGTTATGTACTACTCTTTGTTCTTCAGGACTTGGTTCTCCGTTTGGTAAAGTTATAAGTTTACTTGCAGAGAAGCCTGTCTTGGCATTACCGAGAACGTGCTTACTAACCTCGATATCCGATTCGATATAATTCAATGCCCCAAAGTATGAAGGCAATGCATAACTGCCGACATTAGGTCTGTATTCCTTTACATAGAGTATCTGCTTACCTTCAGGTAGTTGTGGATTAAATCCTAAATAGACTTCAGCCTTCTCTTTCCTATCATTCCAATCATCCTTATACCAAAATTGCGTATTGTCCTTATTCGTTCTGAACTTGCTATAATCACAATGCCATACCTCACTAACCTTACCATCCATTCCCCAAATCACTTCCATAAATGAACCACCAAACAATTCAATGTCTAAAGATATCTTGGTAGTGATATCATTTAAAGTTTCTGTTCTATTGATATGCTTGATAAATTGCTCACTACTTCCAGTCCATCCATTACCACATATATAGTGAACTTTACTTTTTACGATTGCATTATGCTTCGCAGACTTGTTAAATAGTTCAATTAAGTATTGAGGATAGTCATTTCTATCCCCATACATTATATAGCCTTCGCCTTTCTTTTCGGTGTATTGTGGTTGC